ATGTTCCGGGCCTGCGTTTTCACGCAGTCCAGAGCATCTGGGCTAGGAAATAACAAGATGGCGGCTGAAGCAATAGACAAGTTTATTGCTGAAGTCACCGTCGAGAAGGAGTTTAAACCTGACAAGGATTTAATCGAGTCAATCGATTTCATCCTTGACCAGGTTGTCACTCAAGCAGCTGGGAATCCCCAGTTCAGGATCTCGTTGTCAACGAGTTCCTGTACTGAGAATTCCAAAAAAGAAGAAGGGAAGTTCGGGTACTTGCGTAAAGTACCTGATCTTCCCTACATACCTCCTTTTAGTGTTCGTAATCCTGGAGGCCAGTTAGGAAACTGGGCTTTCAGGAAAGCGATCGAAAAAATCAACTCTAGCAGTGACGACATTTACAAAACAAATGTCGCCGCTATTAGAGAAAATGCAAAAGTTAGGGTTGTTCAGAGTGGATCTTTTTACAAAGATGCACTTCTACAACCTTTCTCGCATATGACAATCCAGGCTGCAAAGAGTATGCGCTCTTTGAAGAATGGATTATCTTCTGGTAGACTAGGATGGAACTTCATCAGCCGGATCGATCACCTCGATCCGGTTGATGGTCACGTCCTATTCGAAAAACATAAAAGGATAGTAAGTCTGGATTGGCGTTCAGCCACAGACATACCATCCTTTAAATCAGCACACATGGTGATGGGTAGACTCCTCGAAAAGATGAGACTACCCGCCTCCATACTCGATCCCATTAAATGTATATGGCCTGGCCCAAAGGACATATACATTAATGGAAAGTTTCATTCGGTCCAGGTCAACGGAGTCCCCATGGGGGATCCGCTGACCAAGTCCAATTTATCTTTAGCTCACCCTATCTGCGAGGCATACGCCTCAAAGAAAGAGCCGAGCGTCAAGGTTGTGCACGACGGCAACGGGGATGATACTGCTATCATCCTCGGTGCTGACGAGCCATCAAAAATGATCAGGTGGGTTCAATACTTCAACAACGCGGCAGCGATGTTGGGGTATGAACTCTCCGAAGATGACTTCTTCATAACAAGTTCCTGGGGAACTTATTGTGAAGAAGTGTTTCATATACCACTTGACCGCTTTAACACCGTTCGCACGGCGTCAAAGCTCAAGGATAATAGATTGTTGCCATACCTAGACCATCCTAAGATGAGACTGGTATTGGACACAAAGAAAGATAGGAGGGACTACTCGTCCGTCAAAGACGGCAAGTATACCCTCCTAGGAAAAGATACGGAATACTCGGAACAAGGTGTCGAAGGACACCTGTTCCAAGTAGCCTCCGTAATGCAAGATATATGTCTTGGTTTGAGATACGAGCGCAGGCCCGTATATCTACCTAGACAAATATTTAGTGTTGGCAAAATGCCAGCTTTCTGGAACACAGAAAGCTGGGCTAATGCCATATGGAGTCAAATCCCTAAGGTCACGAACGTTACCGTTCAAGCCCTTAGGGAATTACTGGGAGAAGTTCCAAAGAACTTGACTAACCTAAGGTCAGTCAAGACGATGGAACGCCATTTTGATAGTGAGGC